CGGTTGCAGTCACGTCAATACCTCTCTATCGGTCTATCGGTTTACAAGGATTTTTCTGTTTGCGCCGGGTGCAGCTTACATCAATACCCAGCGTAGGCACGCAGGCCTTCGACTGCACGCGGCGCGTGTTGCTTATTCGTTCTGAGTTTCGTCCGACTCGATTATTTCAACGGGCGGCTCGTGATCTGAATCTATCTTGTCTTTATAATTTCTGAGCCACTTCTTAAGCCATTCCGGGATAGGTGCGCCGAGCTTACCGGCGTTTTCAATGATGCTGCCGAGCTCCGTTATTATGTACCAGAGCAGCACGACCGGCGTTATAAGCGTCCCGAATGTTATGCCGATGTCTATGCCGGCTCCGTTGATAATTACACTAATTGCTATATCGCAGAGCGCCGCCACAAGCACGGCGACGATCTCGCCCAGCTTGTGCCACAGTCCCGCTCTCGCTACGGCGGACGACCAGTCCCCGGCGCTCTTCGCGGCCCATGTTCCTGTTGCGTAGTCGAGGACTATACAGGCGATCCAGATGATTACCGCCCAGCCTACCCAGCCCCACAGCGCCGTGAGGAAGGCGATAGCTGCGACGATCCATGCCTTGAACTGCAAGGCTTTGTCAGGTGCATTCATTTTTGTTTCTCCTTTGTTTTGATTAAAGTTAAGATTCTTCGCGCGTATAGTTACTTTTCCCGCTGGTTCATATCTGTATCTTCTTCATTCCCGCTCACCTCCCACTATGCTCTTGTACGTGGCCGCGCCGCAGATGCCGTCAGCTTCAAGGCCGTGTTCTGCCTGATAGGCCATGAGCATGTTGCGCGTCCTGATTCCGAACTCACCGTCAATCCATCTGGGATCATACCCGAGATACTTCAGCGCTGCCTGAAGCATGGCGACGACTACGCCCGTCTGTCCGTCCTCCAGCATGGGCAGCTCGACGGTGACATAGCGTGTCGGCTTCTTTGTGGCCGGCACCGTGTCCGGTTCTGCCCCGGTGTACCGCAGCACGCAGTCCCACGGATAGTTATAGTACCCGCGCGTGTATATCTCGCGCCCGGTCTGGTCGCCGGTCTGCCCTCCGGTCGTAGTGCCGTACTCGTTGATGCTTGCTTGCACTATCTGCCCGCCGCCTATATACAGGGCGGTGTGATGGACGTGGTTCAAAAGAACGTCGCCGCGCTCAAGCCCCGTGCCGGTGCCGAGGTCGACACTGCCGGTCACGTCCTCGAAGCCGCACCTCAGCATATCCCCGCGCATATTTCCCGTATATGTGCAGCTGAGGGGCAGTCCCGCTCTCTTGAAGCAGTCTATTACAAGGCTGCTGCAGTCGTAGTCAGGCCCCCAGCGGTTGGCCTGGTCGTAGCCGTGGCTGTCGTCCGCTGCTATCTCCAGTGCGCGGGCCACGGCGTTGTCAATGATTCCCATGATGTTCCTCCTCATGTCACTGTCGTAAATCTTGAGAGCAGCCACCCTGTCGGGTCTACGCTCTCACGTGCGTCTTCCGTCAGTAAGCCGCTGTCGGTCTTATCGTCGTCAGGCATCACTCGTCACCTCCGTCCATCCATATACGCCGGGTTCCCATACATTGTTGTCTATCGTGCTTATCCATATCTTTCCGTTGTGCTTGACCTTGTCGCCCTTGGCGTAGGGGTTAGTGCTGCTCGGCTGCTCCCAATCGGGTATCTCACCCGGCGTGGGTATCAGTACCTTTGCCCAAAGCGACGGTGCATCCGTGGGTGTCCATGTGCTCTGCGATGTGTGAGCTTGCAGACATTTATAAAGTACGCCGCCGTACGTTACTCTGTCGCCTGCGGCATAACTTATGCCATCGCCGCACCACGCAGGAAAAATGATAGGAACAGTCAGCGCCTGTTCATCCGTCAGCATCGCTCCCGCGCCGTTAATAGCCGCGCGGAGCTTCTGCGCATTACTGAGATAGCTCATGTGCTGCCCTCCTCTTCATCTTCATCGGTCACGCCCAATGCTGCGAGAGCGGCGCGCATGTCCTCAACTTCAGCAGAGCTACCTCCCTGCTTGATCTCGGCAATACGGGTCAAACACCGTTCTGCTCTCTCTTCAATGGTCATGTCGTTACCTCCAACGCGTTTTCGATGGCGGTCAATGCCGCTTCATACTGCGCATTCTGCGCAGTTACATACGCCGCCTGCGCCGCATAAGCCTCGCCCAAGTCCTTCCATGGGGAAACCATCTCCCCGCGGAACATCTCGCCGTTGGGCTTTACCCACGTCTCGCCCGCCGGGACAAGGCGGAAACTCTCTATCCACTCATCGCACTTGCCGTCGAATTCATTCGTCTCTATTGCCCTGCGTCCCTCTGCTTCGCAGACGTAACATTTATAGTCGCTGTCTAAGTAGATTGTCATGCTGCGCCCCCTCTCATTCAAGCCAGACTTTAGTAATCGTACATGAATGTACTATATAGCTATAAAATACATCCGTTACATACGCAAGAACGTAACCATTAGTCACATTGTCTATTGATAATGTTAAAGTTTGATTGTCTTCAATCGTGGTGGTAGCTACTTTGGCTGTGAACTGTGGGTTTGCGTTATACCAAGGATTCAATGTTTCAAGATTTGTAGTATTAACTGCGATGCCCCAACTTTTACCACCAGACATGGTTTTAAATGTCATCTTTAGAGTTGTATAGCCGGCAATATCGATCCTGTTCTTAGTGAATATGCACCATGTTCGCGAGATTTCGCCCGCGGACTGATCAACGCTGTAGTTATATCGGATTGCATCGCTATCGACCGAAAAGGTAACACTACCCTTGTGTCCGCTATTATCCCAACCGCCAGTCAACGATGTAACATCGCCGCCATTTGAACCGTCGAACAGCACGAGCTCATACGCCAGCGTCACGTTCTCTACCTGTCCCTCGGTCGTTATCTTTACGGCCACGCTTTTACTCTGGCTTCCCTTGACCGCCTTGACCGTCCACGTTCCGGCGGAGGGGATAATAAACATCGCCTTGCCGGTGGTGTCTTTTGCCGTCAGCGTCTTTGAACCGTTGGTACATGTTACAGTCGAACCTGATGGGTAAGTCACGCCGATCACAGCATAGACGGCGGCGACGGTGACGATCCCGGTCGTGAATACACCCTCTCCGACGGCGGTCTGGGCGGATGCCGAGGGAATTACAGTCTTCGCCGCTTGAACTGGCAGCTGCTTCGTTGCGGACTTAGTCCCGGCGGCGACTACGCCCGCGGCCTGTGTGGCCGAGGCGGTGATCTTCCCAGCAGCGTCGACCGTTATCGCGGGCGTGGCCTGCGTAACGTCGGCAAGGGCGCCGGTCTTGATCTGCTTGTCTCCGGCATAGAACTTTTTACCGCTGCGTACATCTGCGGCCTGCGCGTTGGCGAGGGCAAGCTTTGAGTTAGTCAGTCCCCCGCCGCCCATGATGCCGTTGCCGAATATCTCGCTCATGCTGTCACCTCCGTGATGCTCACCTGCACGGTGATTGCCGCAGTGGGTTTATCTCCGACTGCATAAGCGGTGATAGTTCCGGCGTTGTTGCCAAATACAAGGCCGTAGCCGCCATCCATTGCTCCGTTCATAACAGTGGTGTCGGGATCAATGTCAATACGGCTATTCGCTGTGGTGCCGTTGATTGTGACCGTCTGCGAGTACGGTGATGCGCTGCCCGTCCACGATGCGACCGGCAGCGTGACTGTTGCCGTTTTTATCGCGGGAGCTGCGCCGACCATCTCGGGGGTGTAATCCCCGTTTGCTGGCACCACGGTGCCACTGCGTCCGTTGAACGTTATCACGCCGCCGCCAGCCGCTGCAGCGGCCTGCTGCGCCCAATACTTTGAATTATTGTTGTGGGTTTCGTCGGAAGCAGGTACGGCCTGTCCGCCTCTGGTTCCAACTGCCCATGCTTCGCTGTCCTGTGCGGACTTCTCGGCATTCTCCTTGGACTCAGTCGCCGAAGCAGCGGCGGCGCTTGCCGTCTGCGCGTTGGCGGCGGCGAGTTGCTGACTTGCTGCCGCCGCCTCAGCGGAAGCCTGCGCTGCCGAGGCGCTTTGGCTGCTGTTTTGCGCTGAAGCTGCGCTGCCGCTCTCGGATATGGCAGCTTGCGCTGCTGAGGCTGCTGCCGCCTGTTTCGACTCCTCGGCGGCAGTTTTGGCGTCGGTCGCCTGAGTTGCTGACTGCGCAGCCGCCTGAGCGTATTCGTTTGCTTTTTGTATGTCAGGGATTGCTTTGACTATCTCAGCAAGGGTTTCTGCCAGAACGTTGAAATAATCCGAGCTTTCAATCTCGCCATCGCTCACCGCGCTTGCTTCAACCGCGAGCACCCATGCAAAGCTTGAAAGC